TTAAGTGCTCTGATTCTGAAACACCTCTATCATTTCATTATCTAAATCCTCTGTGATTGATAAATCGTCCTCTGATATACCATCTGCATCAATAATCTCCGAAGTATCATAATACCCAAAAACCTCCGTAAAATTCTCTGTTATACAATTAATGATTTGCTCTTCATATGGCAAATGAGGATCCCTAACATACGCGCTAAATATACCAGAGCCCCTAGGAGCTTCTGGGCGCACCATAATAATATAATCAGTCTGAGTCCTAATTCGCTTCGCTACTTGTTCCATATACTGAGTGGTGAAAACAAACGTCACGCGGCGCTTCCTGAGTTGCGTCACAAACTTAGTCAGACTTCTCGTACGCTTAGTAAAAAAGTCATATGCGTCCGCTCCCATATGAAACTCATCCATAATAACCAAACAATCATGGATTTGTGGGGGAAGTTCAGCAAGTTCAGTGAGAGATATATAAGCAGATTTAATTCCCTTTAATTTGTAGTTCGCAAACACTGGATAACCTTCATTTGCGGTTTCAATTGCTAACGCTGTAGCAAAGAGAGTCTTACCAAAACCCCTCCTTCCCACAATTCCTATGATTGGGTATTGCATGTTATAAACCCTTGCCTGTCAAAATATCCATGCGGGATCTACTATCATCGATGGTAGAATAATCTGATAAAGATCTAGCCAAATCTGTCAGTTCCTTGCGACCCAACCGATTCTTGGAAATCAATAACTCCAGCAATGTATCTGCAACTCTATGCATCAATTGGGAACCGAAATGCTCTGCATAAATATATGCTCTGGTTACATTGGTAATTTGTGCCAAATTTAAATCGCTTTTCATCTTTAAGTTTGTTTTACTTGATAACAACTCGTCAATTAACTTAGACGCGATAGCCTCAAACATCGTACCCTCAGACTCTGGAATTAAATCTTCTACCTCCTCAGTTTTTAACAAATTTTTAAACACCTGTGGAGTTGCTTTTGAATCCCCCATATCACATACCTCCAAGTAATCTTAATAGATCCCTAATCTCTTCAATCGCATTTGACAACTCGTTAATCTTTTCAGCACCTAAATAAGCAACTATACCGATAAGACCTACCGTAATTAATCCAAACACAATTGCCACTGTTGTGGGATCCATTTTCTTTTGAAATGAGCCAATTAAATCTCGCATAATTGTTGAATTGATTCGACTGTCTAAATCTCTTGATGCGACATCAGAAGATTCAAATCCTAACAAATTAAGTGGTTTAGCGTCGGATTCATTAAAATAATAGGTAACCCAATTGCCTTTGCCGATAACAAATAAATCACTATCTAAATCATATGATTTGCCACTATTTGTAACAATTCCGTCTTTAACTTTTAAAATCTTCACAAAAACTTTGCGTTCGGGGGTCATGAACACACATTTGACAGCTACACGTTTTAAATAAGCACGATAAAGTGCCCATCCTCCGATTCCGAAAATGGGAACTCCAACCATTGAAAATAATAAAATCATCGTAATAGTTTGACTCATGATTTCCTCTTTCTTGCTATGAACCAATCGCCAAAGATCACGACTGGCCATAGCATCATATTAACGCAGAATCCCAACCATAGTGTCACTTTATAAATCAGACGATACCTAACAGGATTTTCCGTTTTGAATTTGATGTAACCTGGATTGCTATCAATCTCTTTACTGACTGATGCAACCTTTAGAATCGCGAAAATCAATCCAATTCCGAAATAACTAATCACATAAATCATGTCTAATCTCCTTTAATCATCGCGTACCACATTTGGAATAGTGCCATGCCAATGACAAATATTAGAAACGGTAAACTTTCGTAAACCAAAAATCCAATAACGAACAATGCCGGGATCGACATGAGGTTGTAGATCCTTTGTTTTGTTATTGCCGATAAAAATATCATTGTAACGACAATTACAATTGCTCCATAAAATAGAGCGTCATTTGAAATAGTCATAAATTCACCCCCTAATTAGGTCAACGACCATGAAAAACACAACAATCGATAGTGGATAAAATATGATCAAATTAATAAACACTGGTAAATCCGGCACCTGGAATGTGATGATCTTCCAAAACCCTGCTACCATATCAACAATTTGACTCAAAAACCCACCTCCCTCGTTAATAATTCCTGTCGTAATGTCCGTGGACGTTGTCAAATATAAAGACTCCACTACTAATGTGGACATAATCAAAAAGATGATGATGACTCCTAGTTGTGCGAATTTATTCATTCTTCTGCCCTCCTTTGAAGCGACATGAAAATTAAAGTTAATGATCCCAATCCAATCAGTACTGTTGCATAAATTGGTAACCAACCGATTAAAATGAACACGGTTGACAATACCAACATAACGAAAGCTCCAACAAAAATCGGCATCTTTAGTACCACCATAATTCCCATGACAATAAGTGCAATAACCGTGAATGCAATCACTCTGCCAACTTCATTATTGAACCCAATCATCGTAAGTAAATCGGTGATAATTGAACCCTCACCCATTATATCCGAATCATCCCCAGTTGAGGTAATTGGTACCATTCCCGCATAAAAATGCACTCTATATGGGGCAAACTCTTCCGAATCTACATAATCTCCCCAGTCATATTTGGCGCCATCGGATGTAAACCAACCTGTAAATATATACCCTGCTAATTTTGGATTTGGAGGTTGAAAAACTGGCGCATAAGTAAGATCAATGGCGCCCTCTACATCCATAGGGACCGTTGCATAAATTTCGAAATTGGAATAAAAATATGCTGTAGTTGTTGATGTATCCATTACAAGTGACTCGGTAGCCCCAATTTCGTCATCAATCTCGTAAACCATATGTTCTTCTAAATATTCCGTAAACCCGTCAGGCACCTTGCTATGATCCTGGGGCTCCCCAAATTGATAAATTAATGTGAGCCCAAAAAATGCGAGATCTGCAGGAATTGTACCCACCCCAAAAATATCAGTCTCAAGATCCAAAATAAAATAATCTGATCTTGTCCACGTGGGAATATCAGCTTCATAAATTGGAACTGTTATCAATACTTCCATATCGACATCATAAAACGTCAATTTGGAACGCTCTGATGGCGTGTAATTCCCAAGTAAATCTGAGTATCCCAAATAAGGAATCGTAAAGTTTAAATATTCATTCGACGATTCAATTGATTCGAATGAGGTTTGAACATAAACATAATCACAAACTGTAATTCCATCCACATCGGGTTCACAGTTTGCCCTGGATTCTACTGTTGCGAACGGTTTAGCACTATCAACCAAATCTGATGCATAAATCAAATTTGGTACTAACATAAGTGTTAATATTAAAACCAAAATCATTAATTTTTTCAT